TCTGATCTGTATAATTTAATAGATGAGGTACTAGTCCTTAAAAACAAAACGCAATATTTGCTACAACAAAAGTAATATGTTTTTAAAAGTAAGAAAATTACAATCAATTGAGAATTTAATTCTTGAAACTGACCTGATTCAGATCGGCGATGAGGCTAACGATATTCTCAATAAAGTAAAGTCCGAAGATGATACGACTGGATCTGGGCCTACTGGCGATAATAACGAGGACCTAAATCGTCTTCTTGATATGCTATTTAATTTAGGAGAAGATGAGCTTACTGGAAAATTAGATGATCCGACTCTGTCAAAGATATTTTCGGATCCTAAAATGAAGCAAACTCTTGAGGAGTATTTTGCATATTTACAGGAAAGAATCAAAGTCTTTAGAGAAGAGTTAATGAAAGCTCTAAATGAGGTTCCGGTAAATGAAGCAAAAGTTGGTCAAATTACAGATAAAATTACAAAATTTGTTTGTAGAGTTAGAGTAATTGAGCTAATTTATCAAAACAAAGCCTCTAAAAAGAAAGCTGGTGACGAGCCTGATTTTAGTGAAGAAATTAATAAAAAGGTTTCTGAAATAAACGATGAACTCTATAATTTGTATTCACTAATGGTAATTATACCAGCAGAGAAAACTAAACAGTCTTATTCTAAATTTCAAGGAGCTCAAAATCAAGAAGAAAAAGAAGCTGCTGCACAGGAAGTATTTTCAAATTTAGAAGCAGCTGAAATCTTAGCAGCGGAAATGCCGGAGGAAGTTTCAGCCGGAATTGAAGATGCTACAGCAACGTACACTTCTCAAATATCATCAGAACTTGGAAATGACGTAACCTCTGACATTAAGGCTGGAGTTTACGTAAATAAGAACGTTGCCTCTTTAATTAGACGAATATTTGAATTTCAATACACAAATTGGACAAACGAGAATGATATTTTAGCGGAAGCGAATAAGCTTAGAACAAGCGTTAATGGATTTCCGGACGTATCGACTGAAGCAAAGGAATACCTATTGCGACTAATTGACCAGATTCAAGTAGCGTTAATTGAAAAGGCTAAGAATAAGCAATTCGATACCAAGAAATATAAAGGAATCCATTACGATTTTAATAAGAAACTACCGTTATACGAAAGAACTTCTCTTCCAGTAAATGGAAAACAAATAGCAGACGAAACTAAATTAATGAAATTTAGAAAAGCTGCTCAATCGTTAATGGAGTTGATATTCGGTGGAGAAAAAACCGGCGGAGTAACTGCACAAGCTTTTGAAAGAACTGGTAAATGGGCACATGCGATTTATGCAAAAACCCTAAACGGCGCAGCTAAAGTAATAGGAAAAGCGGTAAAAGGCCGAGAAGGAGAAATGAAAGCTGATGCGTTTAGTCGACTATTCATATTCGATACTTCTGTAGTAGACGAACCTAAGGCTAAACAGGTTAGCGAAGATGGAGTAGCTCCTGGAGTTTCTCCACAGGTACCTGGATCAATTGGCGGAATGGGAGCTATTACACCACCGACTGAAACATCATTTGGTTCTGGAGATAATTTCGGAATTCAGAAAAAAGGCAAAAAGAAAAAGTATGGCGTTGTATTAGGCTTCGCTGATTTTATAAAAGAACAAAATAACCTATAATAATGAATAAAATTGTTAAAACATTTGAAAATTTCCTAGAAGGACCAGAACACCATGAAATGATGCCGCATAGAGCGCCTCATCACGATATGGAACAACGAGTAGCTCACACAACTGATCATGATGATCATAGAGCTGAGAATTATATGTTCTTTGGAAATCTAGAGACAATTAAGAGACTTGTTGATATTTTATTGGAAATGGATCCATCAAAAGTGGATGCGGTTCTAACGAATGGACACGATTGGGCAGCAGATCATATAGCTACATCAAAGGACGATATCGAAGAAGTTGCAAATTTCTTAATCAATGAAATGGCAGAAGACTCTATTCGCGAGAACGACGAGTCGGAAGAAAACTCTATGGTTTGCGAAAACTGCGGAGTTGGGTATTCAGTTAACGAAGAACACCTTTGCGAAGAGGCTTAAATAATATTAAATTATGCAAATGCAAAACCATATTAAACCATTTAAAGCATTCAATGAATCAGTTGAAGAAGTAGATGGTGAATGGTACTATGGGATCGCTGATTGCAAGGGTCTTGAATCTTTTATGCCTGCTCCAAACGTAGAAGAACTAGGAGAGCTTGAAGACATGGGATTTACTGGAGGTCAAGCTAAATCGTTCAATCATACACTAAGTATGATGAGTATGAGATGCCACTTCAATCAACAAAGACACCCAGTAGTTTACATGGCAAAACTTGCAGCAGACGATGCAGAAATGGTTCAGGATCTATTGGATTCAGGGGATTATATTAATGCATTAGAGGTAGTAAAAGCAAATTCAATAGAAGTTAAATTAGCTAGAGGTCAAGGAGCAAATCTAGAGAAACGATGGAGAATGATTCCTAATCCGGATCTTGATCCAATGTCTGAAGGTTTAGAATACCATATCACAAATAATTTATCAGTATGCGAGTCTATTTATAGACCAGCCAGTGATGCTCACTTTAGCCTATTAGCTGAAGCCCGAAGTCGATTTGAGTCAGGCGAATTAGCACTGTCTGGAATAGATCAGATTCTGTTTGAAGAAACGGATTTAGGTTTATTTGGAGAATACGGTGGAGAACTAGTTCCATTAGATTTTCTATTTGAGGCAGAGTATCAAGGAAGATCGGTTGAACTTGGAAAACCTGCTCGAGGTGGAGCCAAGAAATACCACGTTTACGTAATGAATCCAAAAACAAAAAGGGTAAAGAAGATTTCATTTGGAGACGTTCACGGTGGACTAACTGCAAAGGTTAGTGATCCGAAAGCTAGAAAAAGTTTCGCGGCTAGGCACCAATGTCATCTAAAAAATGATAGACTTACTGCCGGTTATTGGGCATGTAGAATAAATCGATATGCTAACTTATGGGGAGGTAAAACTTACCCAGGATTTTGGTAAAATAAAATAGGTACAAATGAACGAAGGCAAGGTAACTGGAAAATCAGGTCCGTATTTTAAAGGACTGGCTAAGGATCAAAAGAATAAAAAGCTGAATCAAATGAATCGTCAATCAAAAATGAGCGATTCGGACGATAATGCATATAAACCAATGCCCGGAGACCTAGATAAATCAGGAAAATTTAAAGGCTCTAAAGTTAAAAGCTCATTTACCAAAAAGGTGAATCGTGAAATGGATGAGACTCTCGTCTATAAATTTTCCGAATGGGTAGAAATTAATGAGTCTAGCCCAGCAGACAAATCACTAAAGAAGAAAGCTGAAAAATATAAGATGCCATTTGGTATTCTTAAGCAAGTATTTAATAGAGGAATGGCTGCTTGGAAGACAGGTCACCGACCAGGTCAAAGTCAAGAAGCATGGGCCCATGCTAGAGTAAACTCTTTTGTTACAAAATCAAGTGGAACTTGGGGAAAGGCGGATAAGGACTTAGCTCAAAAGGTAAGAAAGAAATGATAAAGCCTTATGTTGATATTAATGAGGTTGGTACTGAACTTGTTAGAACCTTCTCACAAGACATAGATCCAATTGAGTTAAAATGGCATAGAGACGACGAAACTCGACATTTAATTTCAGAAAATGACACGGACTGGATGATTCAAATGGATAATGCACTGCCGACGTCGTTAAATAATATAGTAACGATTCCTAAACATGACTGGCACCGCCTTATTAAAGGAACCGAAGACTTAACCCTAAAAATTAAAAAAGAGAAAGTATGAAATTTTCAGTCGGAGACAAGGTGGTAATCAAGACGGACGTTGAGGAGATGCAAAACGGTCTGTTGGAATTAGTAGATGGCCTTGAAGCAGTAATCACCGAGATTTATCAAAACAGTTACGAACCAGATGTGGATCGTTTTGAAGTAGAATTAGTTAGACCAATTGAGTTTAACGGAGAAGAAATTGTGGTAGTCCCAGGACTTTACCAAGATAATATCGACCTTGTTAAGAAGGTTGATGAGTCTAAAAAACGTAATTTAGCTAAGAGTAAATTAGTTAATGAACGTCGAGTGTCTTCGTTTAAGGAGCTGGAATATAGATTAGCAGTAATTGCTAAATCCGAAGCAGTTTCAGAGAAGAAAAAATTAAAATTCGCTAAATAATGCAGAAACACGTAGCTCTATACGAAGAATACAAAAATCCATGGGCAGATGATGTATTGACCATGGAAGTGGAAAGATATGACGTTGACTTAACTAATTTTCCTAGACAGATTGAAAACAAGGCTGCTGGTATTTCTCCTGAAGATAAGGACCAGCTGAAAGATTTAGGTTTTGACTCAATGGCGGAAATAAACGACCATTCTCACGGAACATGCAAGATACTGTATAAAATCGATGCAGTTCACTCACGACATGGAATTGAGGATATTGATTTTGAACTTAAGGGCTTCTATCTTATGATAGAATATTCAATTTGGGACGAGGCTACCGATGAAGAAATTTGGCACGAGATTGAATTAGAAGACGGCGGAGATTTCTCAGGAAGAGTTGAAGCTAAGATAGAAGGCTTGCCTTTTTATCCACATGGTATTGAAATAGACATGCACGGTGGATTTGACGTAAGTAAATTTACATACACGGTGCAGATCGGAAGCTAATCAGTTACTCTGAAATACTGGAAAGGAAGGTCTGTCGATCTTCCTTTTTTTATTTAGGTCGATAAATAACTATAACGAAACAAATCAAAAGAAATGGCAGACGAAATAACAACGCATACTAATCTAGTAACCGATACGGCATTCGCTGGAGTTAATTACATGGAGGCCTTAGCTAAAGTTGGAGGTACTGGAACTCTAAAAGGCGATTTTGGAGAACTTGGATCTCTAATCGGAACTGAGAATAACGGAATAATCCAACATAATGTAAGTTCGATATTTAATAAATTTACAGTTTTTCAGTACTCTCCTTTAAATGCAGGAAGTAAATATCGAGCAGAAGGTCACTTTATTGGATTTTCAAGTAATTTAAAAGATTCAAGCCAATACGAAGCAGAAGATAAAGCAGCAAGTGACATACAATTGGCGATTATTGGAATTAATGCCAGTGGAATAACTGACCCGGCAGAAAGGACTAAAGCTCTACTTGCAAAGCTTGCACAATGGGAAAAAGTGGCTGGCCCTCTTAGGCAGAAGGCTAGAAATTTTAAGACTAATCAAGAAGGAATTTTATCGAATCCGTCTGCTACTAAATTAAAGCAGTGGGGAGCAAACATATCGGCGGGGACCTCAGTTGGTTTCCAGCCTTATGCATTAACTGATTTTATGTATTGTAAAGACTATGGAAAGGTTCCGAATAATAGATTAGTAACCCTACGTAGATACCCATTCCCAATTGCAGATAGCTTGAGACTCGGTCAAGCGGATCAGCGTAAAAATGCAATACCTATTGCACAGGCAGTTACTTGGTTTGGGTCAGACACTCTTAACGACTTAAATAAATTAGGAATATTTGCTTGGGACATTCCATGGGAATCATTGACTGTTTCTGAACAAGAAATCACAGGTAATGAGGTTACGTTTAGTGAATTATTATCAACTATACAGGGTCTTCCTGGAGGAGCTGCATTAAAAACTACACTTGAGGCAGCATACGCAACATTTAGTGGGTCGGATCAAAACATCCAGGAGCTTAGTGGATACGATGCAAAAATGCAACAGTATCAAAAGAACTTATATACAACTGGTCCATATTGGAATAGAATATACGGGCCAGTTAACGTAATTGATAAGACTTCTAGAAGAAAACGCGGTATGCAAGAAACTAATAGTCAAACTGGAATGACGATTAAATTCGCATATTCATTTAGGTCTTTTAATGGATTAAGTCCAAAAATAGCAGCACTAGACCTAATTTCTAATTTTATGAATTTAACTTACAATGATGCACAATTTTTAGGGCAGCTTGCTAGATATTACCCTAAAGTAGGTTTAAAGTTTAGCCCTACAATGACTGAGGCGTTGGGAAAGATGCTGACTAGCTGGGGGTCGACTTATTCAGGCAATAATTCAGAAGAATTTTCTAAGATCGTAAGCAGTATGTTGTCAGCAGTTGACCTAGCCGGTAGTAAATTTATGAATGACCCGGCTAAATTATTAAGTGATGGAATACAGTCTGCGCTGATGACTAAGCTTGGATCAGCAGTGCCTGACCTAATTTCAATTAAGGCAGCACTATCGGACCGACCGGTTGGAGAGTGGCATCTAGTCGTTGGAAATCCAATGAACCCTATTTTCGTAATGGGGGATTTAATTTGTACGAATACTGCAATGGAGTGGGATCAAGAAATTGGCCCTGACGATTTTCCTACTGGCGTAACATTTACGGTTACTTTAAAACAAGGAAAGCCGAGAGATAAAACGGCAATTGAGAGAATGCTTAACGCTGGTGAGACTAAGTTAACGGCAGGTATGCTAAAATCGTCAACTTTAGAAGACACCTTTGGCGAACAGAATAATACTACATGGAATGCTATTGCTGGAACAAGTGGAGATGCGTCTACTGAAAAATTAACTGAGTATTACAATAGTCTAAGCGCGGGATCAAAAGGTCGCTATCATAACTTTAGAAATAGATTTCTCGGAGGATATGGATTTGAGCAAAATGAGGCTAAATTCAATGATGCAGATAAGAGTGGAGGCCTTGATGATAGTTTACTTCTATACTATTACCAAAGAGAATACGGACAAAATTAATAAGATTAAGTATGCTAGATTTAAAAGTTTTACAACAAAAAGGCGACTTTACAAAAACAAACGGCGATGTAGTTAACGACTTAACTCGGCGAAGTGTTTCGTTTAGAGGAGTTCTAGTTAACCAAGGAAGAACGTATGCAGTCGAAGAAGGAATTCAGATGCGAGGGGATTTGATTTCCAAAATATTTTATCAGACTGCCAGTTTCGTATGTGTTCTTTTTAAATACAACGGAATCTCTAATCCATTTTCGCTAGACGTTAATGACTTAATAAAAGTACCAGACGGCTCTGCTCTATCTGGGATGTTGGTCAAACCGGTTGATATTAATGGAAATAATGAGAATTGGCAGACTTCTACTAGAAAGAAGAAAAAGACTGCGTTTATTTCTCCTAAAACTAAACAGGATAAGAATCGCCTTGACTATCTACAGGCTAATTCAGCAGCAACGGTGGCTCCGCCTAATATCGCTAAAGATAATTCAGTGAAGGTTGTTAATGGTAAAATTGTATTTGGAACCGACGTAACGTCAGTTAAGAAAGAAGATTGTCCTGATCCAATTTCTAGAACCAAGCTACAGGCAGCGTTAGTAAAAAATAAGATATTTTCATAATGGCATTGTCCGACCAAATACTATTATCGCTTGAGCCAAAGATAACTCCGCCAAGTATTGATGTACTGGACCTAGAAACACCAGACTCTACTAGACAGATTCGTAATCCGGACGCTTCAGGTTTTGCTCAGAATTTGGGTAGAAAATCTCCATTAATAATGATTGGGAATTCTAGAATGCCAGCTGATAGTATTTTAGGAATGACGGTTTTTACAAACTCATTAATTCCAACCATTCATGTCAGTGTGTTAGATTCGACTGGCTCGCTAACCTCAGTAGGGTACCCAAAAACCAAGCCCCTATTAACAGCGTACGTTGCAACTGGCCATCCTAAGCTTAAATCATTTTCTCAAACTTTCCTGATTACTGGAGTTCAGTCAATTCCAGTCGGAGGTTTTTCAGTTAGATATGAATTCTTTGGAGAGTTATATGTCCCTAAGTTAAATGGGAATTTTATAAAGTCCTATTCAAATATGACGTCTGCTCAAGCTTTAAAAAAGATAGCAGAGGAACTTGGCCTTGGTTTTGCCAGTAATGAAGATTCAACTAATGATGCAATGACTTGGATTAATCCTAATCTAAATTATAAATCGTTTATTAAACAGGTAACAGATCATTCATACAAGAACGAAAAGACGTTTTTTGACTGCTTTATTGACAGGTATTATGTCTTAAATTTTATTAACGTAGAGAAGCAATTTAAACAATTTAAAGATGACGCTGAAATACCTCAAAGTTATCCATCGTACGCGACTGATTACTTAGACGTAAGCCGTGCAGAAAAAGGTGGAAAGTTAGATTCGACTGAATCGACTATTTCATTAGTTCTATCAAACGCTGAAGTTGGAACAACTATGTCAGATCTAAAGATTCTTGAGTACTCAATGATAGGTGACAATGGTGATATCCTAAAAACTGAAGGATTTCGAAAGAGGGTTGTTCTATACCGCCACGGAGAAGAATCTCCAGTAAAAGACTGGTATTCTGAGCCTTTATCTGAGCCTTCACCTGATGGATTAAGCGTGTATCAGGCCCCTGAATTAACTGATTATTTGGAAAATGATATTGTTAAATGGGCTGGGACAGATTACCTTAACTCTCACACTAATTATAAATTCTCAAAATTATTAAACACACATAATAAAATTGAAGCTGAAAAGAATGTATTGAAGGTAAAACTTCCAGGATTCAATCAAAATATACTAAGAGGAAGTAGAATAAAGGTTAACATTTACTCAAGTCGTGCAAAAAAAGCGTATGACGATAGTTTAAATGACGATAAAACTCAAACTAATTCGCAAAAGCCAGAGATTGCAGATAAAGCTAGATCAACTGACTTAGTACTTGATACAAATTTAACTGATACGTATTATGTTAAAGATATCGTGTACCGATACAACCCGCTAAACGAATCTACATCGTTCACTACTGAAATTTTATTAAGTAGAAGAAATTGGATTCCTGCACAAAAAATGGAAAATAAAGTTTAATTATGGCAGTAGAATTTAAAACAAACGGCCCAAGAAGATGGAAACAGTTCGTAAAGAGTTCCATATACGATATTCAGGATCCAGTATTCTTGACTTTTGATATTGATTTTTTTCCACCTAAATATTCAAATGATGGAGAAATGGCTCTGTATTGGGACCAGTTATTTGCAAATCCTAATACTGATAAAACAATAAATACATACAATGTAGTAGAATGGTCAGCAATTGACTTCTTAACTGCATACGATTCGCCGTGGACAAGGGCATACGCTCATCACTTAACCTCGGCGCAGGCTAATTTACAACTACTACAGAATTCTCCATGGTATTTTCAGTCAATAGCAGGAATAGATTCATTATGGAAAGCAGCAAGTAGAATAAAGGAGGGTAATAAAAAGGCTGAAATCACAATTAACTGCATTGATTCTATACAGCAACCATTACTTAAGTTTGCAGAAAATTATAGACGAGCTATATACGATCAGGATAAATTAGCGTATACTCTTCCGGATAACTTAAGAACATTTGACATGACAATTACTCTATTTGAAATAAGAGATATTAGGGATGATAACGGCCGCTTAGAAAGTGGAGTACAGCAGTTAAAGTACAGACTAAGTCGTTGTGAGTTTGATTTTGATGGATTTATGAGCGGCCCAACCTCGCTTGAAATGAAGGCGTTCACTCAAGATCAGCCATTTAACACTTCATTTAAGATTAAAGCTGGATGGGTAACCGAAGAATCAGAATCTTCAGCTCAATCTGATTATCAGTCTCTTGGTATTTTCTCAGGTTTAGCAAATAGCCTAGAAGGAAGAGCTCAGCGCTTTTTATCAAGTGCAGCAAGTCTACCTGCAAGATTAATAGGCGACTTAACTAACCAATTACAGACTAGACTTGAAACCGCATTATCGCAAAATGTGTATAATAGAACAAATGAAGTACTTTCAACTAATCAGGTATTCGGGCGAAGATCGCCAGTTGGGCCGGTTGGAGGACAGACTGTAGGAGATGACACTTACCCAGGATCAGATGTAAAACCAAATGTATCAGATGGTTCATTGGGGGATGTTTATCCATAAAATATAGAATAGCGAATGAATCCAAATCACGATATAATGAAGGATCCTACTGGGTCGGATCGCCTAACTACTAAGTATTTAGGAGAAGTCGTTGATGTGACTGATCCTCTAAGAGAAGGTCGCTGTAAAGTTAAAGTATTTAGCCTATTTGATACGTTGCCAGTTGAAGATATTCCATGGGCAGTTCAATCTCAAAAGCCCGCATTTTTCGGGCAGGACGCAAAGGCTGGATCAATATCAATTCCTAAAAAGGGAGCGATTGTTAATGTGAGATTTAATAATGGTGACTTATATTCGCCAGAGTACGAACAGGTTCAGGAAATAGGCGACGATATTAAGGAAGAGCTTAAGAAGAGTACAGAATACGAGTACGAAGGAGCTCACTATATCCTATTTGATGGAGATGAGCAGATAAAATTCTGGTTTAATAAAGGTCGAGGGTTAACTCTTGAAATGAAAGACTCTTACCTAAATATTGATCAAAATTCAAAAATTGAATTGTATCACAAAGACGGCCTTTCCTCAGTTGAATTAGATGGAAACGTAATCACAGTAATGAGCCAGTCTCAAGTTAACGTTATTTCCAATTCAATTAAAACAAGCGCACAAACAGTTCACGTAGATGGAAAGACTACCCGATTGGGTTCGTCAAATGTTGTTGAAAGTGCAGTGATGGGTGATTCAATGTTTGCAGCTCTTATGGGATTAGCTGCAATGGTTGATGCTAAAATGCCTTCTACTGGAGCGGCAGCTCAATCTCTAATTAATAACATGAAAGATCAGATCCTATCTGAAACCGTATCAATTGGGCGTTAATCCAAATTGATCTTCACATTTAACTAATTCAAGCTCAGTATTTAAGTGACTAATTGCATCTCCGAAATGGATTGCATTATAGGTAAGTTTACCGGTGCTCTTAGCACGGTCAATATCTTCTGATAAAGTAGGTAACTGTTGTCTATTTCTAAAATATCGACTTGACGCTTGGTATTTTCCAAGCAAGTCTTCTCTGACCATTTCCATGTGATGCATCGTTATAACTCCTGGGTCAAATACTCGCGATCTTTCGTATGAGTCATCCGCTATTCCGCGAGTAGGGTCTATATCAGAAAACATGAATTGCACTGAATGATGCCTACTGGCCGATCCTATCTTGTAGATAAATGGGACCTTAAACTTGGAGTACCCTTGGTGTAGAGTTGGCGTTACGTAATTTATGTACTTAACCGCAGTCGCATGTAAATTATTATCAATGATTTGTCGCTTAGCTTCGTCAAATTCGTCTTTAACATAGAATTCATCCGCGTCCATTGAAAGATAATGGGTTGCTCCTAATTCAAGAGATTTTTCCAATAGGCTTTGACGTTTATTGCACTCATAAACCTTAGCTCTCAGCACATCTTCAGCAGTGGTTAGGGATGATGGTACAAAGTCTGTGAATACTATTATGGCGTCAATTAATCCTTTCTTCTTGAGTCTCTCTAACATTGGAACTAGGTTAGGAGAACACTCAGTGTTTCCCCAAGAAACAGTTTGATATGACACGAGAACAAGGTCAACTGATTCTCGGATTGAGCGTATTGATTGCTCTAGTGTCTCTAGTCCGTCAAAGACAACGTATCCTGCTGATAATTTCATAATTAAAGTTTTTCAAAATATCCGCCTACTTCAAAAGACGAATTCATGTTAATTGAGCCTGCTTTAGTTGGAATAAATTTAGCTGGATCAACTAATCTAAAGTCAACTGATACTCGAGTAGAGTCAGAGGTGTTTGTTTTATTTCCATGAAGTAGATTAGCTCCATTAAATACTAAAATTTCTCCGTATTTTACAGTATACGGCATGAAATCTTCCTTTCCTTCAGAACTTTCCATCCAAATAGTATTGGTCTCGTTAGTATCAGTAAATGGCATCCAAAAGTTAACTTCAGAAGTTCCGTGATTGTATGCTCGGTCCCTGTGCCATTCGCCGACTGCTAAATTATTAACGAGTTGGGTTCTAAACGTTGGGATTTTTTGATAAATGATTGATTCATACTCGAATGAGTTCGCTAATTCTTTAACTAATTCAACGTACGTTGGGTAAAACAACTCACTGAATTTTGAGTAATAAGCTTTGTGCCAATCAGTAGATTGATCCATTTCTCTAGAAAAGAAAAGGTAGTCTTTTAATTTGTGCAGTTCAGATAGATTATCAACTTCTAGAATTGACTCGACGATTTCCTTAAATGGAAATTTTTGTGTGTCATACTGAACTTTGTAAGGTACTGGTAAATACATTATTATTTTGTAGTTTTTTTATTAGTTATTAAGTTTAGAGCCGACTTGTCTACACCGTCATTTCTATTCGCCCAAAAGAAATCGTCAGTTGATCTAGGTTCAACATTGAGAGTTATGCGGCCTCGATTGATCTTCCAGTTGAATTCTTCCCATGATTTACAAAAATAATGGTTGATTTGTGCAATACTAGTTGTATTTATTTGACTCGCATGACCTGTTACTAATTCACCAGTTAACTCGAATATTTCACCGTCGACTGTCAAATCAGGCATGTGAGGATTTGTATACCTAACTACTTTTTTACAGTCGATGATTGTTTTGAAATGGTCAGAGCAATCGTCTTGGCATTTAATGAATCTCTCCAAGACTGGTCGATCTGAGTAACGAATATGACCGTTTGACCCAAAGAATCGCCAATGGATTACTACACCAGCTGAAGTTAAGTAGGTTTGAATGAATTCGTTAATTGATAAATCATTATGAATTACTAAAAACTCATCAATATCGAGTGCCATTGCATAGTCAAAGTCGCTAGCAAAATTTTCTAGAAAATTATTATATGCTGGAATTTGCAT